AATCCTACTAATACTCTATCTAATAACTGTCCCCATAACATTAACGGCGACCTTTCGTGCCAATACCTTCAGGTGCTTCACCTTCATATCTCGCATTCAGGGCGTTAATCTGGTTGGTTGCACTCTGATAAGCAGCTGCGGCTCGCTCACTCTGGGCGTCCATGCGCCAAAGCTGTGCCTCTGCAAAATCAACAATAACTTCATGCAATGCCTCGTTCAAGGTAGAGCTATTACTTACCGCTCCACTGGATACGGTTAAATCGGTTGGTGCTGACAAATACCAAATATCAATCGCTGTTGCTGCATCTGATAACACATAAATTGTTTCATCAAATATATACGCAATAGGGTTGGCATCAGTACCAGACAGGTAGCTGTTCTGTGTGCGCTTTACATCTCGGGCTTCCATCATACTGCAATAATTACCACCATTAATCTTTACAACGGCGACGCCATTGCGAATTGGGGTAATACTTGCTGCTGCGAATGTGGTAGCACCGCTGGTAAGCGATTTGTTGCTCGCAACGGTTTCCAATTCGGTTAAGTATGCGTTATTAATCAGGTTTACCACTGTGTTTTGCGCCACATTGATTGCATCTACTTTTGCCGTTAGAGAGAAAGACGATTCTGCTGGGTCTTCCATGCGGAGTCCCAGAATCCAGTCATATTTTTTCTCCTTAATTAAGAAAGGGGCCGCCGTTAGGCAGCCCCATATTCAAGATTAGTATGCTGTTGGCAAATCGTAGATTTTACCCTGCATACGAGGAGCAGAACAAGTCATGGCTCCCATCCACAGGATTTTACCCACTGCATAGTCATAGTCAACCGGCTTCACGAAGTCTTCAAAAGCGAAGTTTCGTTTAGCGTGGTTTCTGAAACCAATGTAGTTTTCGGCGAAAGCAGATTCTAACTGCTGGTCAACCACAACAGGTGTACCACGGTACAACAAGTTGGAGAAACCTGCGTCAGCAAGTGCTTTGTCAGAAGCACCAAAACGCTTCTGGTCGGTTAGTGTTTGTTCGTATGCGTCGAATACCACCTGAGATACCACAATGAGTGTGGGCCTATCAGCATCAATCGTCAGCGCACCAAACTGTTCCCGTAACAGGGTTTGGATGTAAGCTGCGTTTGAACTGTCGGTTAAGTTTGCGAAAGTAATTGAAGTACCTGCGTCTGTAATACTTCCACCATCCCAGAACTCATTTCCAGAAGTGGCACTATTAATACCACCGAGTGTGCGGTCTGCGGCAACAACGTGCTGTAAACCAATGAAACCGGAGGTTGATGCCCCGGAAGTGGTAACAGTGGAACCGTCATTGTCTGAGTATAACTGAGTACCGAACATTTCCTTAATGGACTTCTCAGCGTTCTTGATTTTTGCTTCAAGCATATCAATTACACGCTCAGGGCCAGCATTTAGGAGTTCTTCTTTCCCAGTAATACGGATTGTAGCATAAGCCTGTACCCAATCGTATGCGGCATCAGCAAGAATGTCGGTATCCCCAACACTCAACTGGCCTGCACCAGAGTACCAACCTTTTTGACTGGATTTAGCATATTCAATAGGTTGTAAAACCTTCTTGCCACCAGAAAAAGGGACACTCCGACGTAACATACGGTGGGTCAGAACATTGCTGTTAAATACATTGTCAACCAACTTCGGGACGTATAAGTCGCGAGTAACGGCAGACAAGTTGTCGTAGTTATAACTACTATAAGAAATAGCCATTCTATTTCCCCCTATGTATAGAGTAACGTATAGGTTACTCCGTGTTCAAAAAACGGAACAGTCTAAGCGACTATTCCACCAAGTCGTAATGTTGCGCGGCGTAGTCTCGAATATCCCTGAATGACTCCAGTTTCGGTACAGGTTTGCTTCTGCTCCCCCTACCTTCACCGGTCTGTACCGGGACTTTCTTCGATTCTTGCGCCTTCGCAATGGCCTTCTTAGCTTTCTTAAACGCGGATTTTTCAGTAGAATTAGCATTCGCAATTATGAATGCGTCCTCCAGAGTGGGGAGTTGGCGGTCAATCATGGTGTCAATAACAGCCTTGATAGCCTTCTCATTTCCCTGCAACTCAGGATGAGACTGGACGAGTTGCTGTAAGTCGCGCTCTACTTGCATTTGCGCTTCCATCTCAGCTACCCTATCTTTCAGTTGCTCAACCTCGGTTTCGCCCTGTTCTACTGGTTCCGTTGGTTCTTCTTCTGCTGGCAGAGATTTAAAATTTTCTGCCTCAAATAAAGGATGATTGTCGGCCTCGTCTCCCATATAGTCTTTAATGGCATCCATTAAATCGCTATTGTCCCGTAACGCCTTCCATCTTCCGAGTTCAGCTTCGAGTGCTTTGCGTGCAGCGGACAAATCCTGCGACTTCTGTGTGTTGGATTTTTGCCATTCTGTCTTATTCTCACTATCTTTCATCCAGCTCTGAATATCCTCAGCGGAGTATTCTTTGCCGTCTATGACGTAAACATCATCCCTTGTAGGTTCTTCCGGCTCGACTTCCTCATCTTTTGCCTCAGCTTCTATTTCCGCTTCTGGCTCGGCTTGAGTGTCTTCGGATGCTTCTACTTCGCTCGGTTCGGCTTCTGCCTCACCTTTATTCTCCGATTCTGATACAACAAGTGATTGCAGTTGGTCTTCGCTAAACTCATTCCCGTATGTATGGGATTGATAGGCTGGCACCGCTTCCACTTCAGGGACAGGTGCTTCCTCAGCTAAAGGTTGTGCTGCTTCTGTATCAGGTATGTGTTCGCTCATTTTTTCCTCTTAGTTGGTTGTTTTCAACGCTAATTGTGGATTAAATCTGCAATGAAATTAAATCTGTATGTATATCTATACCCAGTAGTATTTGACAACTTATATGTACTGCTCTGCCAATTCCGGGTTTTGTTCAAGGATGCTCAATATCTCATCTTCATCCGTTGCATTCTGTAGCTGTGTCTGAATATCCATTTCTTCAGATGCAACTTCATTCTCAGCTTGCTGCTGTACTGCCTTATCATCTCGTATTTTATTCAGCAAGACTTGCTTATTCGGCAGTTCAACATTATCAATAATGAACTCTGGGTCAGTAATAATCCCTAATTGGGCAAGGGCGAGGACTTTTTCCTCTATATATTGCTTGTTATCAGGCATCATACTTCCGGGCTTACTCCTTACACGCATTTGCTTATCAGCAACCATAACCCCAGTATATCCATATTCAACATCGCCCAGTTCTTCAGCAATAGTAACCATGTGTTCTTCTTCACCGAGATTCTGAATCATTGCCAGCCATACTGCTCCAAGCTGCTGTATCATCATATCTATTGAACGTGCCTTAAAATCAATCTTAGTTGTTGCGGCGCGTCTATATGCTTCCGCTTGAACCCCAGATGTAACATTAGGGGCTTCCCTACCCTGTGTAGCGCGGTTTACACCACTTACAACCTCAAACATACTCTCCATCATCTGTAGATAATTAAATACATAGTGAGGCATGGGTTTAGGCTGAGACATATCCACCTGTCCGCTACCAGACTTCCTAATAACTCCACCGGGCTGATTCGTAACACCACTCACACCAGCCGATTCATCTATTATCCACTGGGGGTTTGCCATGAGAGAAATATTATCCATGACTTGAGAAAATACCTTATCCATACTAAGGTTAATTGTTTTGAGCCGCTTAGGTTCTGGGCGGCCCCAGAATGTGTGGGCCGAACCGCCATTCTTCGCCGTTATAAAAGGAAAAGGGTGTATTACATTGTATTCATTCGTCAGGAATGGATATGGACTCGGCCCATCGTACAGGAGAACCCCATTTGCGATTGTTGTAAGTCTTAGTGGGCCATAATCATCATCCTCACCGTATGCTTCCGGTTTATACCAGCACTCAATAAGTAGGGCGCGTTCTTCGAGGCTTTCCGCGGCCCTTGCGTCGGTTTCGTATTTATGGTTCCCTGTATCTGTAGGTATAACTGTCTGCCCCTGAAAATCCTCATACATTTTCATCGCTTCGTAATCGGATAGGTTTGCTTGAGGCTTAACGTGCTTACCGTTCTTATACTTTCTCTTGATTTCAGATACGGGTACAGGGGCGGCATATATTACCCACTGTGCATCTTCAAGTCTTGATGCCATCGGATTCACATAAAAATTAAATGGGTCAACTACATCCGCGTCAGGTAAATCGTCCTCCCCGAAGTGCATTTTCATAACTCCGTTACCATATACAAGAAAATCGAGTAGGAACTCAGGAACCACGTTCTGCATATCGCGTATTTCCCACAGGTCGTCAAGCTGTGCCTGCATAATATTCGCAATTTGAGCGTCTTCTGGCTCAGTTGAGGCAGGCAATACGTCAATTTTTGGTGGACGGGCAGACAAAATAGGAACCATTGTGTCAATGGCTGAAGCAATGAGGTTTACCGTTACCTCATTCTTATTCTTAGGCATACCCTCAAGTTTCCAGTGATTATCATTATATAATTTTTCGCACTCACGCCATATCTTATGAAGGGGCTTCTTTGCCTTTTCCGCAATGTCAAACATCGCTTCTACCTTCTTAATTAACTCAGCGTCTTTATTGTTTGGTTTATACATACTAATTCTCTACCAATTTAGATTTTCTTATTAAGCCCGTCTCGAGGGCGGTTTCAAGGTTTGAAATAGATATTTCTGCATCAAGGACTTGCTCTGCAATCCGCGCTTCCTCAAGTAGAAATTCTTTTTCCTTATTTTCGAGTGAATCAAAATCCACCCAATTTCCATCCTTATCACGTATTTGCAGTACAGTTGTCAAGCCTGTACCCCCAAGCTACGCTTGTATCCACAGTTGATTGTCAAGGGCATCCAGCTTATCAAGCTCGCGTTCAATCCACGGCTTTACATTTTCTTTCTTAGGAGTAATTGCGTGCATCATACCATACCGAAGGGCATCAAGAGCGTGGTCTTCGCCCTTCGTATCGAGGTCTTCTGTCTTATGCTTATCATATACCGCTTTCGGGAATGTGCGTATCAGGTTTACACAATTATCCATCACAAAGAGTTTCGGCCTTCTTGACGGCTTTTCAACCGGGCCTTCCCATTCAAGATATTCGCGAACAAGACTCCAACCACTCATACGTTCATTATTCGCCTTTGCAACATATATACCCTCACTGGACATAAGCTGGGCAATACTCCTATGCGTCGGCATATTCACGTCCCACCGTCTCGAACTAACCGGGTTCTTTGCCCACATGGCCGGGTCAGCCAGCGTCGCGCGGTAGTCCTCCTTTACAGAGAGTTCCTTTATCCGCTCAATATGATAACTCAGTTCCTTCTCGGCCTCATAATGCTCTCTATACACAATCACATTGTAGTCATAATCAACCGCAAACCAGAGACAACAGAATGGAGCAGCATACCCATAGTCAATCGCGCGGTATTTAAACCACCCTTCCGGTATCTCACCAGTGGGAATAACATGAACATCCCTGCGCCATTTCTTGAAAAATTGCCCCGCGAATACATCCCAGTCTCCATCGCGCCATGCTTTTCGCAAGTCTTCAGGTAAACCATCGAGGAAACCAACGTAGTTCGGGTCTTTATCAATAAGTGTCGGATTATCCGTTACCTTTGCTGGGATAAATATTCTCGTCCGCTTCGTTGTCTTATCGAGAAATGTTTTTTCCCGTGCTACATCTACCCAACGGTTCCGTACCCACTCATGTCCCGGGCCACCCGGGTTGGTTGTACAGAATACCTGCGGTGTAAGTCCAATAGTAGAACGACAGGATGAGACTAATTTCAGGTAATTTACTTCCTCCGATATTTGTGTCAATTCTTCTACGAGGATTTTTTGATATTCATGGCCTTGATATTTTTCATACGCCCCCTCATCCTTAAGGTGGCCGGTTCTTATCACTGCCCCGCTTGGGAATCTAAATTCGATTGGGTTTCCTACTGCCTT